CTCGCGTGCCTCGTCTGTGATTGCGAGTGTAAGTGTCGGCGAGGCGCCGCTTGGACGCGTCTTCTTAGCCATTAGCGTTGCTTTCTGGGTTGCGGTCCCCCGGGATGTCTTCAGTACCGGGGTGACCGTAACCCTCATCCTACGCCAAGCAAACTCTTAGAAGAACTTGCTTGGCCGAAAGGTCAGCGCAGCCCGCCGGGCTGTCCCCCAACTTTTCGACTACCGCCGACGTGCCCCCAACGCTGCATGCAGGCTTGGCGTGACACGCCGAGGACCCTGGCGATCTCGGCCCAGGAGTACGGGTGGTCGGGGTCGTGGCGGAGCTGGCGGACGGCTTCGGTGATGGCCTCCTGAAGGTCGTCCTCGAGTGCGATCAGTTTGGGTAGTGCAGTGATGTCCCCGTCGCCGACCTTGCGAGCGTTGGCACGGATCATGCGTCTCATCCAAGCATGAAACGCATCGTTGTCGCGGACTGGGTTGCGGAGCGGTTTGGGGTTTTCCATGACAAGGCAACCGTACCACCAAATCCGTTGCATGGGCAACTCTGGTGTCATGGCTGCAAACAGGTCTCTCGACCTGCCCTGTGTCCTTCTAGACCCGGCTGTTGCAGCAGTGTACACTCGTTACATGAGTGATACCGCCGTGGTGCCGGAGTGGAGTCTCGCCGATCGTCTGATCAAGGCCCGCCGGTGGGCTGGCCTCGAGCAGGAGGACCTGGCCGCCGACTTCGGCATGACCCGTCAGGCCATCAGCAAATGGGAGCGCGGCATCTCGGTGCCGAGGCTGGTGGTGATCAAGCAGTGGGCGGCACGTTGCGGAGTGTCGCTCGAGTGGCTGCTCGGCCAGCCGGTCCCGTCCAGCTCGCCGCCTCCGGCGACCGCGGTGGCCACCCCGGAGCCGACACCGCTCAGCTCGGCGAAGCGGGGCAAGCGGGGGAAGGTGCGGGCGCCATCTACCAAATGGAAGACAGTTTCCACCGGTCCCGCAAGTGGCGCCGTCGCCGCGTAGGGGCTAAGCCATGGCGGCGGCGGGGACCGGGGCCTGGGGGCACCTGTGGATCTGTGCGACGCGGTCGAGACCTACGTGAGCGGACGGCGGGCCCGGGGTGAGATCACCGCCCGCACCGCCGCCGATCTGCGCTCCCGGCTGGGCGGGCTGGTGGCGGCCGCCGGCCCCGGGGCTAGCGCTGGGAGCCTTGACCGGGCGACGGTGGCCGCCTGGCAGGAAACCATAGGCGCCCACCGTCCCGGGACCCGGCGGGCCTATCTGTCCACGGTGCGGACGTTCTGCCGGTGGGCGGCGGCCGAAGAGTTGCTCGTGCGGGACCCGACAGCGGCGGCGGCCAGGATCCGCGAGCCAAGACGGGCGACCAGGGCGATGCCGGCGGCCTCGGTCGCCCGGCTGCGGCTGGTGTTGCCCAACCTGCGGGCCGAGCTGATCGTCGAGCTCATGTACGGGATGGGGTTGCGCTGCGTGGAGGTGTCACGGCTGCGGGGCACCGATTACGACCCGGCGGCGGCGGAGATGACGGTGACCGGCAAGAATTGCGATGAGCGCCGGCTGCCGGTGCCCGGCCCGGTGGTCGTCGTCCTAGGGAAGTGGGCGGCGGCCGGCGGGTCCGGTCGGGACACCGTCGTCGGCCTGTCGGCCAACCGGATCTCGAGGCTGGTGTCGGGCTGGTTCAAGGCGGCCGGGTTGAAGGCCGGCCCGTATGACGGGCTGTCGGCCCACGCCCTGCGGCACACGATGGCCTCGAACATGTTGGAGCGCTGCGGGAACGTCCGCACCGTCCAAGACGCCCTCGGCCACGTCTCGTTGGCGACGACGGAGCGGTATCTGCGCCACACCGACCTCGACGTGATGCGGGCGGCCATGGAAACCGGCTAGCCGCGGCGGCGACGACGCTGGGCGGCCTGGCGTCGGCATACCCGGTCGCAGTACCGCCGGGTCGGGTCCAACAGTCTGAGGCCGCAGTTGTCGCAGGTCACCCACGGCGTCCCGTTGCGGTACACGCCCTCGACGCGGCGGCCCACGTCACTCGCGCCGCGCCCTCGAGCCGACGTAGGAGCCGAGGAGCCCGGTGAACGCCCCGAGAGCGCCGACAAGGATCTGGGTCGCGTTGTCCGAGAGCTGGATCTCGGGGACGAGGGAGTTGTTCAGGATCTGGACGATGGTGGCGACGAGGATGAGGACGACGAGGCCGGCGAGGCCGACGGCGAGGATGATGGCGACGACGTCGACCGCTTTCACCTCAGCGGCGCATCAGCAGCGTGATGAGGGCGACGAGGGCGATGACGCCGACCTCGATGAGCAGGGCGACGATCTGGGCGTTATCCCACATGGTCAGACCAGCCCGGCCAGGTTGGCCACCACTTCGGGCTGCGACAGAAAGTTCGACAACGTCGACGACATGCCGTCGCGTTCGATCACGCCCTGCCAATGGGCCAAGCTGTCGGCGTCGGGTTGGCGGTGCAGGTACTCCGCGAACCAGGTGATGACCGCCGTCTGGCGGGCGTCGAGGTCGTTACTGAACACGGTCATGGGAAACCACACATCTCCTATCAGGACGGGTTCGGGTTCGGGTTGCGGTTCGGGGCGGGTGCCGCCGGCGGCCCGGCGGAGGATCTCGGCGCGGGCGTTGACCCGCACGTCGCACGGGCAGCCGGTGGCTGGTCCGCCCTCGCAGCGGTGGTAGTTGAGCCCTGGGGTCCACACCGACTCCGACAGGACCAGGGGGATGCCGTGGACGGCGTTCGCCCACGCCATCAACCGGCCGAAACTGTCGAGCTGGTGCTCGGTGAGCGGCTCGGCGTTCGGCGGGGACGCGCAGCCCTCGGTCTCCACTCCGAGGCTGTATGCGTTGTGGGCGACGCCGTGCCAGCTTTGTACCCCGGAGTCGACGTGCTGCACCGGTTGGCCGGCCTTGGGGAGCCAGAAGTGGGCGGACACGTTCCTCGAGGCGTAGATCCCGGCCGGGTTGCCGTTGCCGGCCTGGTGGTGCAGGGTCACCGCGATCGGGTTCAGGGCGGCGCCGTGCTGGGCGACGGGCTGCCAGATCGCCTCAGGCCAAAGCATCGGGCTCGTCCTCGTCTGGGCCCATGCCCTCGGTGTCCATGCTCGCGTCGGCGGTTACTTCGACCCGCTCGACTTGGGGGTCGAGCGGCGGGTCGTAGTCGCCGGTGAGGTCCCATTCGGTCACGACTTCTCGACCCAGCCCCATTGACCGGAGGCGAACTCGGAGACCACGACGGTGGCCTCGTCGACGACCTGGAGGGAGCCGACGTTGCCGAGCCTCCAGTCGGTGCCTCTCGGTTCGACGATGGGGTCGCCGGTTTGGGATAGCGGCGGGTGGATGGTGACAGGCATGGCTTAGGTCCTTTCGATGACGGTGAGGGCGGCGAGGGCGGCGGTGTCGGCCGCTACCCGGATGATCTTGTTGAGAGCGATGTAGGGGGGCATGTTCTCGTGGGCTGCGCTGTTGCAGGCGCCGCCGTCGGTGTTGCCGTTGAAACTGTGGGCGTGGTCGGCGGACACGCCGCCGGTGGCGGCCAGGTTGATGGCATGGGAGTGGTCGGCGGACACGCCGCCGGTGGTGCCGGCGTGGGTGTGGTCGGCGTTGTTGGCGTCGGTGAGCGCCCCGGCGCCGGCGCCGAACACGGTGCCGGTGAACCCGCCCTGGTATTGGACGCCGACGAACGCGGCGCCGGCCAGGTTGTGTTGGTGGACGCCCGACGCCCCGCCGCTGGTGAACCCGTGGGTGTGGCCGACCGAGCCGCCGGCGGTGGCCCCGGTGACGGCGTGGGTGTGGCCGGGCGAGGCGCCGCCGGTGGTCATCGCCGCCACGTGGAAATGGGCGCCGGTCTGGTTGGCGTTGAGGGACACCGTTTCGAGTCCGCCGGTGGCGCCGAGCGCCCGGTTGGTGAGCCCGGCGGCGCCGACCCCGGCGCCGAGGGTGAAGCGGGAGCGCAGGTCGGGGAGTTTGAAGTAGGCGCCGGTGCCGCCGTAGCCGTAGCCGATGACGGCGAACAGGTCGGGGTATTGGGCGGCGAGGAGCTGGGTTCCGTCGCAGAGCGCCCAGGTGGGCGGCAGGGTTTGGCCGGGCCAGTCGACGATGGCGCCGACGGGGGTGTCGGGCTGGTGGACGTGGGAGCGTTCGAGGAGCTGCAGGCGTTGGTCGTAGCCGGCCAGTCGGGACACGTACCGGGCGGCCGGATCGGTGTAGGAGGTGTCACTCATTGACCAGCAACCCCAGGGTGACGTGGACGACGCCGGTGTCGTCGAGGGCGATGGCGGTGGATTGCACGGTGCGGATCCCGCCGACCGACAACCGACCGGAGCTGAGCGACACCGGGATTTGGGCGCCGGGGGCGACCTGGTCGACGTCGCCGATGACCCCGGGACGCAGGTCCATGTTGAGCGCCGAGCGGCGGACCAACCAGCGGTCGGCGTCGCCGATCGAGCGGTCGTCGATGGTGGATTGCAACACGACGTCGGGGTAGCCGATCTGCTGCTCGAAGCGGCCTTCGGGGGTTTGGGTGAAGATCACGTCGGCGGCGGTGGAGTCGGCCGCCCCCGACACCCGGACCACGTTGGCCCAGGTGGTGGCGGTGGCCGACCGGGTGAAGGCGACGACGTTGCCGCCGTAATCGGCCACGAACCCCGACAGGTAGCGATGCGACGGGGCCCACAGGTTCATGTTGAGCTCGGCGTCGATCTGGTAGTCGAAGGCGACGCCGGCCAGGTCGTCGAGGGTGGTGGCCAGCTCGGCGCCGGCGGTGTAGTTCCGCACCCGGTAGTTCGACGGCGCCTGGGCGGCGTCGGCAACCCAGACACCTTGGACGATGCCGAGCCCGCCGTTGGGTTTGTTCTGGGTGGCGGCCACCAACCCCCAGGCGATCTCGGCGTAGGTGGCCGTCGACCAGGCCAGCTGGTCGCCGTCGAGGAGCAGGCGGCGGGCCAGCAGGCCCCGGTAGTCGACGCAGTCGGCGGCGACGGTGTGCACATCGGCGGACACGGTGTCGGCCAGGTTGATGACCCGCCCCCGGAACACCAGGCGGTCGTCGCGGTAGGCCCACAGGTCGGTGAGCATTTCGGCCAGGTCGCCGGCCTCGTCGGAACGGCCGGGCAGCGAGAAGCTGGCGGTGGCGGGGGCGGTCAGGTTGAACGTGATTTTCCTCGAGGTGGCCAGGGTGAGCTCGCGTTGGGGTGGCAGATACCACGGCCCGATCGCCCACCGCCACGTCGCCACTACGGGAACAGGAACACGGTGGCGTCGACCCGGTGGTAGTTGGGGTCGGTGCCGAGGGTGCCCTGACCGGAACCGGAGATGCGGTTGGCGAACTCCAGGAACACGACCTGGGCGCCGTTGGCCTGGGTGTACCAGTGGGACAGCTCGACGGTTTGTTGGGCGCCGCCCTGGTTGGTGCCGATACTGACCCGGGCGGCTTTGAGGGCGGTGTAGACGGGGCCAGGGTCGGCGCGGGTCAGGCTGGTCTCGAAGATGCCGCCCGGGTCGATGTTCTGCCACAGGGCGTGAACGACGATATGGGCGGTCCAGGCGCAGGGGTAGGGGCCGACGTAGAGCGAGATCATGCCGGTCGAGCCGACGATATTGGCCGCGCTCGGCGCCGACGCGGTCAACTGGACCGGGGCGAAGCCTTGGCCGTGGCCGCGGGTGCGTAGCCGCATGCGGGCGTCGACGATGTTGCCGGCCGACAGGTTGGGCGGCCCGGCCCCGCCGGCCACCGTTACCTGGGCGAGGGCGAGCGAGGACGACGGTAGGGCGGGCACGACCGGCGAACCGGACGGCACCCCGGTTTGCACCCCGAGGATCCAGTCGTCATTGGCCCCGACCCCGGTGGAGGTGTCACGCACCTTGGCGTAGACGACGTCGATGCGGGACTGCCCGGCGGCCGGGCGGGCCGTGATCGGCACGTTCACCGTGGCGGTGTTGCGGACAACGTATTTGCCTTGGCGGGTTTGGTCGGTCCCGGCGATCACGGCCACCCCGGGGGCGACATCGACCGACAGGGTGGTGGCGTTCGGGGTGACGGCCAGGTCGGTGGAGGCGGGGGCGACCTGGACGGGGGCGGTCTGGGCGTCGAGGACGCCGGGTTCGAACATGGCGTCGAGGGCGGTGCGGTCGGCGTAGGAGCTGAACGAGCCCTGCTGCAGCCACACCGGGGTTTCAAGGGTCATCGGGTCAACCTCACAGGTAGGCGTCGTTCCAGGTGCAGGTGGCGTGGGAGGCGGTCTGGGCGGTTTGGGGGACGTAGCGCAGGGCGTTGGGCCCGGGGATCAGCGGCCACCACGACGACCGGGAGAAATCCACGTAGCTGTAGCGGCCGTTGGCCGGGTCCGGTCCGACGTAGACGGCCCGGTTGCGGGCGTCGACGGTGAGCACGTCGGTCGCTCCGAGGGTGAGCGGAGCGGCGTCGGTGCCGACGACGAACGCGGTGCCGAGGGTGTCGTTGTAGATGCCAGGGTTGGTGCACGGCCCGAAGATTTGGAACAGCGGCGGGGTGTTGAGGGTGCCGGCGTTGACGGCCTGGGCGGCTTGCACGCCGGCCATCGACGGGTAGATGCGGGGCGGTTTCCACCCGGAGGTGGATGTCACGACCCCGGAGGATTGGGGGTCGGTGTAGCGGCGGCCGAACACCCCGCCCGAGCTCACGATCGTGATGGTGTGGGCGGTCAGGGAGTAGCACACCGGGTCGGGCGCTTTCCATTGGGCCTGGAAGGCGGACACCGTCGGATCGGTGAACGGGGCCGAGAGCTGCGAGGCGCGCAGGGTCACGAACCGTTCGGGCAGATCGTCGATAGCGAACACCAGCCGGGGGCGGGCCGAGGCGGCCAGGTAGGGGGCGAGGGTGTCGAGCACCGAGCTGCGGGACCCGACGTTGTCGCCGGGGAAGAGCGACCCGCCGATCGATACCACCCGGGCGCCGAACAGCGCGGTGTCGTCCCATTCCCCGTCGCGGTCGGGGATGGCCGACACGTCCTCCCGGGGCGCCGGGTAACCAAGATCGACGGTAGCGATCGCGAATCCGTTCCCGTCGGCCATCAAGTCCAGGGTGGTGGCGCCCAGCTCTAGGCGCAGCACCCGCGGCGACCCGCAGCCCACCTCAGAGCCTCCCGGCGGAAATGGCGAACTCGGTTTGGCGCATCAACATGTCGACGTCGGCCCGGTCGTTGAAGTAGGCGTGTTCGATGTGCACCGCCGGCCCGGTCCCGGCCCGCCCGAGGGGGACGACGGCCTCTGGTCCGGCCTCGCCGATCATCGCCAGGGTCGGCGACCTGACGATCCCGCCCGACGCCAGTGTCGGGATGTCGGGGACGTCGAAACCTTTCCCGCCCAGGGCGGGAACCCACGACGGGACGTGGAAACTGAGACTGCCGATGGTGCCGTTCCAGAAGCCGGCGATGGCGTTGAACGCGGCGCGGGCTGCGTTCGAGAACCCATCCCACAGCCCCGACAGGGCCGAGGTGATCCGCGCCGGGAGCCCGGTGAAGAACCCGACCAGATCATCGAACTTGCCTTTGATCCAGTTGTACACGTCGGTCGCGCCCTGCTTGATGGTGTCCCAGTTCTTGTAGATCAGCGCCGCGGCCAGGGCGATGGGGCCGAGGAGCACACCGAGCAGGATCGGCCAGTTGTCCTTGATCCAGTTCCATACGAACTGGACGGCGCCGACGACGGTGTTCCACACCGCCACCGTGACCGCCTTGATGGTGTCCCAATTCGAGATGATCAGATACGCCACCGCGGCGATCACGACGCCGATGGCGATGAACGGCGCCGCCGCGGCCAGGGTGGCGATGGCGGCGGTGCCGGCGGCGATCGCCCAGGCGATGAAGGCGGGGACGACCACGGCGCCGACCACGATCCCGAAACCGACCAGGGCGGCGACCACGATGTCTTTGTGAGCGGACAGCCAGTCCACGAACCCGGAGATAGCGGGGAGCAGGGTGTTGGTGAAGAACCCGGCCAGGGTGGCGAGGACGGGGAGCAGGTACCCGCCGATCTGTTCCTGGAACTCGCCGAACTGGATCTTGGCGTTGGCCATCCGCCCCGCCGCGCTGTCGGCCGCCGTCGACGCCTGCCCCTTGAACGTGGTCGCTAGGTTCCCCATGATCTGATCCATCGACAGGGCGTGACCGGCGGCGTCTTTGGTGGCGACCCCCATGCGGCCGAGCGCCCCGGTGTTCCCCTGCGCCCCTTTCATCATCGCCTCGGTGACCGATCCCAGGTCCTTGCCGGTCCCGGCGGCCACGTCGAGGGCGGTGCCCATCGCCCCGGTGGCTTTGCCGACGTCGCCGAACCCGCGGACTAGGTTCCCCATGGCCGGGCGCAGATCGTCGTCGGCGACGGCGTACTGCTTGGACGCCTTGGAGATCCAATCCTCGGTCGCTTTGACCTGGGCGTCGGACGCGCCCGCCGAGTTCTTCAACTGTTGGGCCAGGTTGGCCTGGGCGGCGGCGTCTTTGGCGGCGGCGTCGACCGACGCCTTGCCGAACTCGACGACCTTGTCGACCGCGAACGCCCCGCCGATGGCGAGCGCCGCTTTCCCGGCCCAGTCCTTGATCTTCGAGCCGGTCCCTTCGACGTCGTCGACCGCGTCCTTGACCCCGGCCGTGTCGGTCAGGAACCGGATCATCACGTCGAGGGACCCGGCCACCGGACTACCGGCCCCGCGCCCGGGCCTTGGCCGCCTCGCGCTTGGCGGAGCGCTGCTCCTCCTCGGCGACCTGGCGCATCTGTTCGACGAGACCCATCGGGAAGTTCATCACGTCGGCCGGGTTCAACTGCCAGCCGCGGGCAACAATGCAGGCCCGGCGCCATTGCTGCCCGCGGATTGTTCCGACGACGACGAGTCGACCAGTTCGACGTCCGCGGGGCGCATGCGCATCGCCTGGTCCAAGGTGAAGTCGGGGTCGGTGCGGCGCATGGTGACGCAGACCACGGCGGCGACGTAGCGGAAGTGACCGGGGCCGCCCATCAGCTCATGCAGCGGCACCCCGACGAGCTCGCCGGCGACGGCGAGCTCCTCGAAGGTGAGGTCGGCCATGTCGACCCGCAGTTTCTCGGTCATAGCCGGGCGACCTGGCGTTCGGCGACCGTCTTACAATCGCGG